CGCACCCGCTAAGGTTTTCTTTGAAGACCCTAACGGTCTTGATGGGCTTTCGGTTATGAGGGGTATAGCGAAAGATCAAGCGATGGACGGTAGCCACTCTACATCATTCCAAACGCTGACAGTATGCTTACTTAGACCAGATTGCTCGGCTGTCGATGTGGCTAAATACACTTGGCCTTATAATGAATTTGAAAAAGCTGTCGCTGTGAGATCGGTAACAGAAGACAACCTTAAATACATGATATTTAAAAATGGATCAGAAAAACTCGAAAACCCAGAAGTACAAAAGTATCTCAACAGGGCAGCCCTGTAATGCCGCACAATATGTAGCAGAATTGGTATGCACTAGGAGACGAGAACGGGAGAACAAGGGCAGTCTTGAGTTCAAATTCTGGAACAAGTCCCAGAAACAGGAGTATCAAACCCAGATCAGGATCGCCCATAAACTGATTAATAAATATGGAGAAAAGTCTTTAACATCTTATTTAAATAGCCCAAACGGTAAGAATGTCTACTCTTTGGGCTTTCTGCATAAGTCTAAAAAATTTGTTCTAGTTACCAACTTCGTAGAAGAAGGTGTAGCAAAACGACGAGACGAACTAAAGACAGAGGAGGAGAGGCCCAAAAAGGTTATTGAAGTCTCCGAGAGCGGCGAATACAAACCAAGAAAAAGAAGAAAAAAGAAAACACTACTATCAAAACTTAGGAGTGCCGATGGCAAAAAAGAAAACACCTGAATACCTGAAAAGTCAAGTAAAAGAATATGGCAACATCATAAAAACTGGCACAGAAGTCTTGGAGGAAAAAAGTGACTACAAGGTAATTTCTATTAGTCCCGCTATCGACATAGCATTGGGCGGTGGCATTAGGGAGGGCTGTTGGTTAACGCTGACAGGAGATCCGAAAAGTGGAAAAACGACAACAGCTATGCAGATTGCAACCAACTGCCAAAAGGAAGGTAGGCCAGTCATCTATCTGGACGCAGAGGGGCGACTTAAAGACATGAACTTTCAGGTGAAGGACTTCGATCCAGAGAAGATTGAAGTCATAGGACCGGAAGATAAACCTCTACCTGCGGAAGAATTTTTAGAAATAGCCTATAAAATGATGAGTCATCCAGATTATCATGGCGCAGTACTTATCATAGATTCTATATCTTCCCTGATTCCTGAGAAAGAACTAGATGGAGATTTTAGCCCCGGTCGCGCTGGACTACCAAAGATTTTGTCTATCTTTACGAAAAAAATAGGACAGCTTCTTCCAAGGCAGAGAGGTCTTGTGATTGCAATAACTCATTATATCGCTAATACGGGAGGCTTCGGCAAGGCAAAGCTTTCTGACGGGGGTAATAAAATTCAATACCAAGCTGATACTAGAATGGAGATTGCTGGCGGTGGCGAAAAAGTTCCCGCGATAAAACCTTGGGAAGATTCAAGTAAAAATAGAATTGGTCAGATTGTGAACTGGAAGATTATCTGCTCCTCTATGGGGCCGCCCGGAGGTCAGGTTCAAAGCTATATCAGATACGGTCATGGTATAGATAGGACTCAGGAGATACTTGAATTATCTCTGGATCTAGGATTTATTGACAAATCTGGGGCTTGGTTTTCTTGCGAATCTCTCTGGGAGGGCAAACTCCAAGGACAGGATAAAGTTTATAACTTCTTGAAAGAAAAACCAGAACTTGTAGATACCCTACAGTCTAAGATTGAAGAGGCTTTAGCTTGAAAGTAATAGGGCTGGATAGCCGTGAATACAAGTGGAACCCTAAAACTGGCGGTGGCAAAAGGTCGAAACTTCACCAAAAGGCAAGGGGTGTACTTGACTCCTGCTTTCCTCATGATAGAATACTAGAGGAAGTCAGCCTACCCGGAACAAAAACCATACGAAATAAAAATCTGCGCGCGGATTTCTACATACCCAATAGGACTTTGATCGTAGAAGTTCATGGACGCCAGCATTTCGAGTTCAATAAATTCCATTTTAAAGATAAGCTATCATTCTTCAAGGCCCAAGCTAGAGACAGGAGCAAGATAGAATGGTGTAAGCTGAATGAAATAAGAATAGTACAACTAAATTACAACGAGGACGAAGATGAGTGGCGAAACAAAATTGAATGAGTTCTTAGAGGCAATAGAGAATTGGAAAAGTTCCAAATATCTAGCGACCGCAGAACCGCCAGAAGAAGTTGCCATTGTTCTAAATGCTGATTTCGATATAATGAAGGCTTGGACTTCTGAACAGTGCAACATGTACGCATTCAAGCTGTACGCATATGCGGAATACATCGAGACAGAAAAGGTTAAAGAAAAAAACACTTTGGAGTGGGCAGAGTCTTCAATTTGGTTTATAATAGGTGGAGTATTGAACCAGTACGGAGGACAATATTCCAAGTGGCAGGAAAAGTATTACGCAGCAGTCAGGGAAAACCCCTTGGCATCTGAAATACTAAAGATAAAAAATCACGCCGAAGCTAGGGTTAGAACGCTAGAAGGCAAAAACAATAGAATAATTAAAATGGCAGAAATATTGACTAATATGGCTAGGAGAAAACAATGAGCGAAGATATTGTAGAAACACTATTGAATATGATGACGGAAGAACAAAGAACCGAACTTATAAACAAGCTTTCAAAGACAGACGAATTACGAGATGTCAACAAAAAGCAGCAAGAGACTCAGCCCCCACAAGAAACAAGAGCGCCAGATGATTTTACGATGAAGAAAGATGAGCCAGAACAGCGCTCCGCAGAGGTAGAAGTAAAGCAAAGGGTAAATCTCTTTACGGACGATGGGGTTGAGCATAAAGATGACTTAAACAAAACCCCAGACATAACGCCCACAGAAAGAAAGAGAAAAGCGGCATCTAAAGTTAAGCAAAAGTGCCAACAATGCTCTAGGGAAAAGGACATTCATCCAGCGCATAGGCGTGAAACTTTTATATGTGATGACTGCTTGAGGTCTAAAGTCAAATGAAGCGAAACCTAGAAGATCTAGCTTCTGAAAGGGCAGTATTATCCGCCCTGTGTCAGTTTGGGCTTGATTGTTATTTAGAAATAGATTTTATTGATGCGGATCATTTTACAAATGATATGAATCAGTTGATCTTCCATTGTGTTTACAAATCCATCTCGGAAAACACTAAGGTAGAACTAGCCTCTATTTTATCTGCCGCAAACAGTTTGGGAGTTTACGAGTCTATAAACAATAAGGAAGAGATTTCTTTTGTCCGGTCTTTATTCAACTTCCCAATACACAAGGAAAATGCAAAGTCTCACGCTGTAAAAATTGCAAAACTTAAACTAGCAAGAGATCTAAAAAAAACCCTAAAAGCTTGCGAAAAGGAGTTAGATAAAACAAGCGGTGACGAAGAAGTGATGGATTTGATATCGAAAGTTGAATCTCCAATTCTAGACGCCACGGCAGACGTTTATCAAACTTCAAATAAGAAGACCGAAATCATCGGTGAAGATATTGATGACTATATAGAATACCTTTCCGAAAACGTTTCGGACAACGTGGGAATACCAACAGGGTTTCCTAGGTATGATGCGGCAATTGGTGGTGGACTGAGAAGAAAATGTGTTGACCTTATCGCCGCCCGTCCAAAAGTGGGTAAATCCATGCTCGGAGATGCCGTGGCTATGAATGTGTCTAGGCTAGGAATCCCGGTCTTGATGCTCGATACTGAAATGAGCAAGGAGGATCACCTTAATAGGATGCTAGCTAATCTGAGCGGGGTCAGTATTAACCAAATCTCTACAGGTAAATTCACAGAAAACCCCACAGAAAAAGAAAAGGTGGAAAAGGCGGCACAGGAACTTAAAGGGTTGCCCTATCATTATATCAGTATCGCCGGTCAATCGTTTGAAAATATATTAGGATTGATGCGGAAGTGGATTTATCAGCATGTTGGCTTTGATGAAAACGGAACCACAAATGACTGTTTAATTATTTATGATTACTTAAAGCTGATGGGTTCAGAGGGTATAAGTAGCTCCATGCAAGAATATCAGGTTCTTGGCTTTCAAATCACCCAGCTACACAACTTTATGGTTAAGTATGACGTACCCTGTTTAAGCTTTGTACAGCTAAATAGAGACGGTATAACCAAAGAGTCTACTGATGTGGTGTCAGGCTCAGACAGGCTAATATGGCTCTGTACAAGCTTCACCATCTTCAAAAAGAAGTCAGAAGAAGAACTGGCAGAGGATGGAGTAGAAAACGGAGACAGAAAAGCGGTTCCCGTTACAGGCAGGCATGGCCCCGGACTTGATGACGGAGACTATATTAGCATGAATATGTTTGGCAATGTAGGAAAGATAGAAGAAGGAAGAACGAGAAATGAACTTCATAATAACGCGAGAGCCAGAGAAGAAGGTTTTGAGATAAATGAAGAAGTTGAATCAGAATCAGATATCGACACTATGTGATAGCTTGGCGCCCGCGATACCAAGAATCCTTGATTATTTTGATATTGAAGCACTAGAGTATCCAAACAGATACTCTTTTCCATGCCCTATTCATGGAGGGGATAGTCCAGAGGGGTGTAGTATTTTTACGGATGGGGATACCGTAATTGGAAATTGGAAGTGCTGGACTAATCAATGCGAACAGGATTATACCAGCAATATTTTTGGCTTTATTAGGGGCGTCCTATCTCGCCGGGAAGGTAAAGACTTACCACTAAACTATGTATATAAGTTCTGCTTAGATTTTTTAAATCTAGATCCGAAAGAACTGGAATCCGAAGAAGTGAACTGTAGGAAGGACGTTAAACTTCTGGAGGTATTCGATAGAAAGATAGAGAGAGAGCCATCAAAAATCTCAAGAGATGAGATAAAATCTAGGATAAGTATACCCGCACAATACTATATAGACAGAGGCTACAGCGAAGAAACGCTAAAAACTTTTGATATAGGGACATGTTTTGCAAAAAATCAGCCAATGTCGGGAAGAGTTGTTGTCCCAATCTACGATGAGGACTATAAGTATGTAGGATGTGTAGGAAGGGCAATCGGAGAATTACAGCCTAAGTGGCTACATAGTAAAGGATTTAAGAAAAACGTTCTTTATGGATTCAATATCGCGCGATACTTTATGGGAGATAAAGGTGTTCTTTTTATTTTAGAGGGACAGGGCGATGTTCTAAGAATGTATGAGGCAGGATTTAAAAACTCAGTTGGCATCTTTGGCGCTAGCATAAGCGACGACCAACTACTGACTCTAGAGAAAAGCGGAGTCTTGAACCTAGTGATACTAACAGACTATGACGAGGCAGGAAAAAAGGCCGCTAATCAAATCACAAAAAAATGCGGAAGAAGATTTAATTACTATAGACCGCAAATTTCTAAAAAAGACATTGGTGAAATGACAATCGAACAAATTCATGAAGAACTCAAACCCCAGTTAGAGAAGGATAACTTAATATGACGACTAAAATTCTAGCATTTGCAGGCGCCAAACAGTCTGGAAAAACTACTAGTAGTAATTTTATACATGGTTACCAAATGCGCTCTCATAATATAATCGACTCATTTCACATGACGCCAACGGGTGAATTGGTTATCGGTACAGAGCTTATAGATTCAAAAGGAGAAAAAGAGCATGGACATGCCCTACTAGATGTAAGAAGGGTTGACTTAGAATTTTCTGAGTGGGCAGTTTACAACATGTGGCCTTATGTAAAAAGTTACTCTTTTGCCGACCCGTTGAAAAACATAGCTACAGAATTGTTTGATG